TTTTTGCAATTAGTAGTGCATCTAATCAAAATAATACCACACTTGCAAAAAATTTATACTTTGCTTTAGTTGCGTGTAACGGTATAACTTTAAGTTCATATTTGTTATATTATACAAGTCAAAGTATTGTGGAAGCATTACTAATAACAGGCTTAACATATTTTATAACAGGCTATGTAGGATACAAAACTAAGAAAGACTTGTCTGGTATAGGACAATTTGCTATGTTTGCATTAATAGGTATCATAATTGCAAGTTTAGTAAATTTATTTTTTTATAGCTCGACATTTCATTTTATACTTAGTATTGTAGTTATTATAGTTTTTAGTGCTTTAAATGCTTATGATCATCAAAGAATAAAACAAGAAGCACAACTAGATCAGACTACAGAAGGAATGGCAATAATGAGTAGTATTGGACTATATTTAAATTTCTTAAATCTTTTTACAGCCTTTATGCACTTAATTGGTGTACGAGAATAAAATGCCACAATGTACTATAGAGTTAAAAGACGAAGTAAATTGTAAAATACATAATTTAGATTTAAGCACTAGGCGTGAGTGTGAAAATAAGTTAAAATATTTTATGCCTCACGCCTACCACACACCTGCATATAAATTAGGTAGATGGGATGGTTGTGTAAGTTATTTTACGCCTGGAGGCGGAACCTATATAAACATGTTGGATACTGTAATTGATGTTTTAAACAAAAATAATTACAATATAGAGCTAAAAGATAAAAGAAATAACCATAATTTTAATTTTAATAAAATAAACGCGAATCTACACAATAATATTACTTGGCCTCCAGGACATCCTTCCGAAAACAAAGCAATACAACTACGTGACTATCAAGTAGAAATAATTAATCAGTTTCTAGAAGAACCACAGTGCTTGCAGGAGGTTGCAACTGGGGCAGGAAAAACTATTATTACTGCTACTTTGAGTAAATTAGTTGAACAGTATGGCAGAACTATTGTTATTGTTCCTAACAAGGACTTGGTAAATCAAACTTTTAATGATTATCAAAATATAGGACTAGATGTTGGAGTTTATTTTGGCGATAAAAAGGATATAGGAAAAACTCACACAATTTGCACTTGGCAAAGTCTAAATATTATTAACAAAAAATTTAAAGACGCCGAAAGTGATATGAGCCTGGCAGACTTTGCACAAGACGTTGTCTGTGTAATTATTGATGAGGTACACCAAGCAAAGGCTGATGTGCTAAAACAACTGCTGACGGGTGCTTTCGCAAGAGTACCACTACGTTGGGGGTTAACTGGCACAGTACCCAAGGATGATTGGGCTTATGCCGCTCTCAAGGCAAGTATAGGCGCTGTAAGTAGGCGTTTAGGGGCTGCAGAACTACAAGACAAAGGAGTATTAGCAGAATGCCAAGTTAACATACTTCAGCTAGAAGATAATTGTGTATACAATGATTATCAGAGTGAGCTTAAATTTTTAACAAGCGACACAGACAGAATGAATTATTTGTCAAAAATGATTCTTAATATAAGTGAAAGCGGTAACACTCTTGTGCTAGTAGATAGAATTAAAGCAGGACAAATATTAGCTGAAAATTTAGGAGAAGAAACGGTATTTATTTCGGGTAGCACAAAAACAAAAGACAGACAGGAAACTTATGCTGATGTACAAACAGCAACAGGAAAGATAATTATAGCAACATATGGCGTAGCAAGTGTGGGCATCAATATACCACGTATTTTTAATCTTGTACTAGTAGAACCTGGAAAAAGTTTTATTAGAGTTATTCAAAGTATTGGTAGAGGTATTAGAAAAGCTGAGGATAAAGATCATGTAGAAATATGGGATATTACAAGTACAGCTAAATTTAGTAAACGGCACCTCACTGAAAGAAAAAAGTTTTACAATGAGGCACGTTATCCTTATACTATTAAGAAGATGAAATATTAAGGATTTGCCTCAAATTCATCATCTCCAGTCATACTTGAGTCGGTACCAGCTTCTTCCATTTCTGCAACTCCTTCAGTACCTGCAGCATTATAATCATCAAAGCCCCATTTAATACTGTTGTTGTTTTCGTCGACTACTAAATTACCTGTAATTTTTGATACTTGAACTACTTGATTTGCATCATTTTTTACACTAATGCTCATTTCTCCTTCAGCATTAATTTGTGCCGCATCTACTGCAACAAGTTTGCAATCTTTGATAGTAGTACCATCAGTTACTCTAAATTTTTTGGTACCCAATTGCTTAATAATCCAGCCAATTTTATCGTTAGTACCGTCAAAAAAACGTACCTTTATTTCTTTTCCTGCAGCAGTTGGTGGTCCAAAATATTTTTTATTAAGAGGTCTTCCCATTTTTTTTCTCCGTAATGACGTTCTAGGTCTACGCTGTGGGGACAGCATAAGTCCGCCCATAGCGGAACAAACTTATAAAGTATTTAGTTGATTTTTATGAAAAACTATGTTATCATATAAGTAAATTAATATGGATTACAATGCTAATTAATACAATAGAAAAAAATTTAGATCTTAATTTTATAGCCGATGAAATTGAAGAAGATATTAGATTTATGGTTTTAGATTTTACTTGTCAACCGGAACTAGATTATATCTATACTCCTTTAGTTTTTTTAGAAAGCTTTAATGCACCCTGTGCAATTTTAGAAATAGGACCTTATAATTTAGAAGTTCCTCTTGATTGGCATATTATTATTGCAGATCAGTTTTTAGGGCAAAGTGAAATTATAAGTATTATGCAAATAGCTGACAGAGGTTTTAAAGCATTTGCAATAAATCCTGATCACGTAAAACCAGAATTTTTACCACTTAATTTAAAAACAGTGTATAATGAAAAGAAATGGTTTCTACCTAAACTTAAAGTAGGCCATATGCTTAGTGTGCCTTTAGAATTAGACAATGATAGTCTTTGTGTGTTTTTTGGAAAAGACTTAACCAAAATTAATGAAGTTATCCAGATAGATCAATTATGGCTTTAATACATATAAAAGAATTAACTAGAGCTGTTGACACAAAAAATAGATCTTGGTATAGTGAATTAGAAAGTAAACAAAAAAAAGAATTTAGTGCATGGATGACAATGCGCATTATAAGTTCTTGTGCAAATGACAATAATCATAGATTAAGTCTTGTATTAACAAATGAAATAGTTAATATAAATTTTAATAATTTTAAAGATCATCCTGAACTAATATGGAAATTACTTACATGTGTAGGCACAGGAAAAATAGTATATCATCCTTGGATATCTCCTTATAAAAAGAAAAAAACAAACTATGTTTTAGAATGGCTTGAAAAAAACTTTAAATTTGCTAAAATAAAAGATTTAGAAGCACTTGAACAATTATTGGATAAAAGGGAAATTATAGAATATGCAGAACAACAAGGTTGCACGGACAAACAGATTAAAGATTTAAAAAAACTTTTAAAATGATTAAGAAAAAGTTTCGTTGTGATTTTTGTAAAAAAAGTTTTAGTAAAGAATCAACTTTATTAACACATAGTTGTGTTTATAGATCTAGATATAACGATCAAAACAATCCTGATGTTCTGTTAGCATTTAGTGTTTATAAAAAAATAGTAGATCCTGCAGGTAACAGAAATATACTTTATAAAAAATTTATATATAACAAATTATACACAAGTTTGGTAAAAATGGTTCGTTGGATAAAAACAAATAATTTATATAACAGTGAGGAATATATTAATTGGTTAATAAAAAACAATACTAATTTAAATAACTGGAATAAGGAGACTACCTATCAAAATTTTATATATAATTTTTTACAAAATGAAACTCCAGAAAGGGCAGTAGAAAGATTTGTTTTATTAGCTGAAGAGTGGGCAACAGAGAATAATAGTTATTGGCAAGATATTTTTACTGATTCTAATACAAATTGGATTTGTCATAAAATACAAATGGGCATAATAAGTCCTTGGATATATTTAGGTAGTACAAAAGGACAAGAAATGCTTACAAGGTTAAGTCCAGAACAGTTAGAAATGGTTTTATCTTGGATTGAAGTAATAGTTAAAGGTTTTCAGAAAAAAATAAAAAGCAAAGATTTACAATGGATGAACAATTTGTTTACATAGATGCAGATATTGATATAGATTTAGCAAATAGAGATTTACTGTTAAATAAATTAGATCATGTACCTGCTAGTATTATAGAATCGAACAATTTTAGTAAACATAAAACAGGAGTATATTTACAAAGTGTTCCTGTAGAACCAGTTTCGGGTTATTGCAGTGTTGATCATAAGCAAGCAAGTAATTTAGGTTTTTTTAAAATAGACTTTTTAAACGTTAATATATTAAAAGATTTAAATAATAATGATATTATATATGATTTAATAAACACGGAACCTGACTGGGAAAAACTTTTAGATTCTGATGTTGTGTCCCAATTATTTCATCTACATAGTCATTATGACATTGTAAGTATTATGAAACCTGATAGTGTAGAAAAACTAGCAGCAGTATTAGCAATAATTAGACCTAGTAAAAGGTATTTACTAGGAAAAAAATGGGAGGAAGTATTAGCAGACGTTTGGAAAAAACCCGATGATAATTCTTATTTTTTTAAAAAAAGTCATGCTATAGGATATGCACTTACAATTGTAATGCAATTAAATTTACATTTTTCTAATTAATTTTACTTGTCTACGTTTTACACGTTTTTGGAATATGTTTTTTAAACTTACATTTGGACCCATTGTAATTAGGTAGTCTTTACTGTTAAATACTCTAAGGGTATTACGGAAAAAAGTAAAACGTTTTCCCAAAAATAAATTTATAGGAATAATTCTATTAGATTCCCACCACCATTCTTCTCCTAGTTTAATAAACTTAGATTTGTCAATTTTATTAGATAACACATTATAGTCATAAAAACTGATAAAATTTATAT